GTCGTGTTCAGCCTGGTGCTGCTGGTCCAAAGACTCGCCTGGTATGGATGGCGCCGTTGCCTACGACTATTGTGGGGACGCGTTACAGCAAACAAGTCATGGCGGGACTTTCGCGAAGGCGACCGTTCGTTTGGGGTCTTCGTGGGCACGAACAAGGTGCGATCATCAGCGAAATTGAGTCGCGATTCCGATACGTCTACTCGTTAGATTTCTCGAAGTTCGACTCTACTGTTCCTGCTCGCATGATCGATGATGCTTTCCGTGTGGCGCGGACTCATCTCGAGCTTGACGAAAAGGAAATGGATGTTTGGCGTAGGTACGTGAACGATTTCATCCACTCTCGTATCATCGCTCCAGATGGTCACGTGTATCAGAAGCACAAGGGTGTACCGAGCGGTAGTGCTTTTACGAGCATTATTGATTCGATTGTGAATCTGATTCTAGTGTCCTACATGTTTGAGAAGCTCACTGGGCACTCGCTAAAACATGACCGCGTATTGGTGATGGGTGACGACGTCATCATTGGCTCAAACACTCGTTTAGAGTTGGGCCAGCTCGCTTCGGCGGCTAGCGATCTGGGCTTCGTCCTGAGCGTCGAGAAATCGACAATCACGGACACGTCACGAGAATCCGGGGATTACACCCAGAACCACACTCATTTCCTCGGGCATTGGTGGGTCCATAGCCAACCAAACCGACCGGTGAAGGAACTTCTTCAACGGATGGTTTACCCTGAAAGACACAAGAAACGTGTCAGTGGCGAACATCTCGTTCGGATGGCCGCATACGCGATGACATGCAAACAGGGTAGGGACCTGCTCGCCAAGGTGTTCCCGCATCAAGACGTGATTCAAAGCTACTTACGTCTTGCTGACGCACTGCAGGCATCTGGATGGAACGCTGACGACGAAGTTGCGGATGTTGACCTTCCAGGTCAATTGAGACAGCGGCGCCGGGTGGAAGGGCAAGAGATCGAGTTGCCGACTTCAAAAGTTCTTGGCGGCATATTCGGTCCCTGGACCTAAC